GCCTGCGCTCTCCCTCTTGGCTTATTGCTTTGTACATTCAAAGTTGGTTTAAGGTTATTTTGTCGATGTAGTGGTAGTTGGTGAGTTGGTAGCGGTAGATGTTTTTGCAAATTTCCCACTTGCTTTCTATCTCTACATCGTCCAACTCTATGTCATTAATCAACCTCAGCGCGTTTTTCATCGTTGTGGCCGCCCCTAGCGTGTTGCCGTGGGGGTCGCTGATGATGTAGGTGTACTTTGGATCAGGCATGGTAAAAGGTAAAAGGGTCTTCCATCATGTGTTGGATTTCATCTAGCGAAAGCGTGTTGCCGTCTTCCCCGTAGTATTGGAAGTAAAGAGCTTCTTCAAGTACAACTGCATGAAGGGAAAAGCAAACCCACTCGGCTTCTCCATCCACCCCTTCCAGCGATACTTTAGGATTAGTGTATAGGCAATCATCTTCGTGGTAGTAAATCTCTCTAGGTAGGCGGAAAATGCTGCCTTTTATGTCCATTTCATCAAAATCTCCGAAAATATCGCTCATGACCAAAGTTCTTTAGCTTTCTCCATGTACCAATTGATTTTCCCTAGCTCGTCCTCTATGCTTTGATTTGGCTTGCTGCCAATTCTCAATCGGTACTTAAACGCGCACATCTCGCAATGCAAAGCCGTTGCCTCCTTCCCCCAAATAGCGGCCATCATGTCGATGACCTCAATAGAGAACTCTTGGTAGTGGGAGGGGTTCACGAAGTCGTAGGGCTTTTCAAATTCAATGTCGGGGGTTAATAATAATTCACCCTGAGCTGCGGTGTGCTTCTTCCAAAACTCTGTATCCATTGCACGTTGCCAATTTTTTAATGAAATATTCACCCAAAAATCCACTTTCTCTTTAGAATCTACCCACTTAAAACCGCATTTAGTAATTGGGTTATAGCCTTCTTCCCACTTATCACTCTTTTTCAACCTCCCCTTGACGTAATCCGCCAAGGGTTCTGGTGCTGTTGCCATGTGGGCGGCAACCGCCTTTTGGTAATCTGTCATTTTACTCATTGCTTTGGTTTTATCGTTTCGCTAAAGTACAAAAGTTTTTTTAATTGTCAATCATTACCATCGCCTTTCCCCGCGTGCAAACATAGCTCCTCCTCACATGCTTCGCCCGCTGCAAATAGTCGTTGATATTCTCAAAAGCCCCTAGCTCTTTCTCGATGACCTTCTCAGCCTCCTGAAGCGTTTCGTAGTCGCGGTCGGGCTTGCCCTTTATGCAAAGTGTAAACCTCATGCTAGAAAGGTAAATCGTCTTGCTTTCTAGTGACGTTCTGTGCAACGGCCGGAACGGTCACCATCCCCCCATCTTCTACCCATCTAACGTGGCGGCCTTCAAACACCAACCCACCAACCTCCAATGGCTCCCCGTTTCGATATTTTGCTATGTCGATTAAGCCGTAGTATTCCCCCTTCTCATCTAACATCTCATACTTCTGTGACCACCACGGAAAAAGAACCATGTCCGCATCCTGTTCTATCGCCCCTGAATAGCGTAAATCTGAAAGCTGAGGGCGTTTATTTGCTCGCTTCTCCACTTCCCTAGATAGCTGCGATAGAAGCATTACAGGCACGTTTGAACGCTTGGCCATCTGCTTGCACTTCCAACTGATACGGCTCACCCTCACCTCTTCGCTTTGCACCCTTTCTCGTGTGCTGCATAGCCCTAAATAGTCAATAACCACAAGGCTCACTTTTTTACGTTTGGCCACCGTGCTAACCTTTGCCGCTATGTCCTCTATGTAGCTGATGCGGTCGTAAATCTCAATATCTAGCTGCCCGATATTGTCCGCTATTTCCATTAAGATTGGCCACTTTGATTCGCTCGGGCTGTCCTTGAATATCTCGTCCATCGTCACCCTTCCGTCTTGGGCGTGCATCCTTTTAACCAATTGGATAGCACTCATCTCTAAGCTGAAGAATAGCACCGTGCCTTTTTGTGCTGATGCCCTCCCCGCGTTTAATGCAAAAGCCGTTTTCCCCATCCCTGGGCGAGCGGCAACGATAACAAGGTCGGAAGGTTGGAAGCCTCGCGTGTGAGTGTCTAGCTTGTAGATTCCCGAAGGCGCACCGGTGATCTCGTTGTTCTTGAGCTTTGCAATATCGTTGACCGCTTGAATAGCTATGTCTTGGATCTTCTCGGTCTTGAGCGTGTCCACGCTTGACACTATCGCATTAACCTCTTCGCTGTGGCTTGTAAGTAGATCAAAAATATCATCGTAGTCTGCCTCAATGCCCCTTGCGCAAACCTCTTTGAATTTCCGGAACATCCACCGCTCTCGAACTGTTAGGGCTGCATTCTGCCATTCATAGAAATAATCTAGGGAGGTATATGAAAAAATTATTTTCGGATTGACCTTTGATTTCTCGGCTACAGAAACTAGGTCGGGCGTTCTTCCCAATTCGCGAATCGCGATACAGGCTTTTATGATTTCGCGGCAATCTTCATCTTCAAAGTAGATTGGTGAGTTAATAACCTCGAACAGTTCATCGTGGTATTTTGGGAAGGTCAGCGCAGTAGCTACGCAAACGTGTTCTGGATTTACTTCTTTCATATCCGCTTTTTCTGTGGTAGGTGTCCGTTGGCCTCTTTGTAGTTTTCAAAGTCGCGTGATGCCCAATTCAGGAATGTTTTGTACGCGCTCTTGTTTTTTTGCTTGAGCGGTTTGTAATTGTCCATTGCCTGAAAGGTCTTGGCTACAAAGTTGGGGTTTGGGTATTTGTCGATTACGCTTTTCGCTTGCTCGTTGGTGAGCGGCTCTTTCATTTTGCAAACGTCAGGGCAATTATCCTCTAACCATTGAAGAAGCTTTTGCGCGTGCGTTACTTCTTCCCCTTCTTTACTTTCTTCTATTTCTTTAGTTGTTGTTATTTGCCTGTTATCTGTCTGTTCTCTGTCTGTTCGTTTGCCTGTTACCCGCTTGTTACCTGACTGCAATTTCCCCCATTTTACAAGGCTTACAAGCTGAAATCTGTTTGTTACCTTCCTTGTTATCTCTCCGCATTGCTCAAGCTTTGCCATTGCTGTCCTGCATTGCTGAGGTGTAAGAAGCACCGCGTTACTCAAAGTTTCCCAAGAAACAACCATAGACCCCGCCTCTATTTCAATCCCTTTCCATTTTTTAGGCTCGTGGTTTACGGCAATGAGAAGATAAATAAGAAGCCGTGTTGCGTTGTGATCATCCCACCATTCCCATTCTAACAGGCTCCTGTGGAGCTTAACCCATCCGCTCATATCGAACTATTCAAAAGTGCTGCAATCTTATTCTGTATGTCAATTTCCTGCAATCGAACAATAGAAAGCAAATACTCTGAGTGGGCGCAAGCCTCCCAAAAAGGAAACCCCATGTACGGAAGCTCTGAAACTATCTGCCTGATTTCATCGGGGTGCATTCTTAAAATACCACCCTTTACAATCAGTTCGCGCACCATGTCACGCTGCTGCATAGCCATAAAAGACAAAGCCCCTCCTGCGGCCGGCTGACAACCGGAAACACATTGACCGAGTAACTAGCCGTTGTGTTTGCTTCCGCGGGAAGGGACTTGTAAGATAATTAGTTTTCATGTGTTACTCATTTCGTTGGCGCGTCACTTCCAACGGGTCAAAAATACACTAGATCAAATCAAACAGCGTGGGCACGTTGACTTTATATTCAACACTTTTCAAATAGAATAAGCCGTCATCATAATAATCAGGATTCAGCTCCGTACTAATAGCATTCCGGCCCATCTCAATAGCTTTGTAAGCTGTACTGAACAGCCCGCCAAAAGGATCATCCACAAGCTCGCCCTTCATCGTAAAGCGGTTAATAAGCCGCTCAATCAAATCTAACTGCAAAGGGCAAATGTGCTTCTCACGCTTACGGTTTACCTGATTGGCATTCAATGTACACATGCGGTTAATGTCTGTCCACACGCCCTCGTGACTTGAATGTGTTGGCAATGTCATAAACAAAGCACTCAAACGGCCATTGTCGTCCAACTCCTCACAAGTCTGCAAATGCTCTCTGAAGCTGTAGATATTGTTCTTATTGAACTTTTTCCAAGCGTTGAACATTGTGCCCATCTCCATTGTCTTAAGCTCCTCAGAGCTGATAAAACGGTTTCCGTCAGTTCTCCAATAAGCGTGTGCATCTAACTGCCAATTGGCGCGGTTATATTCTGCCTTTGTCTTAAATACAGGTTCATCTGCATAGGCGTTTGAATTATCGCTTGGAGCCTTTCTAAAGAGTAGAATGTATTCAGGCAATCCTACCCCCATTTTTGATGCGTCTTTGCATTGCTCTGACCATCCGAGGCGGTACGTTTGATTGTTCTCTCTTACTACATCGGTGGTAACCGTGATCTTTCCAATAAGGTAAAATCCATGCTTCACAAAGTGCGCCACCGTTTTGCCTGAGAAGTCGTCTATCGTGGTAAATGAAGTGCCGTTTTGGTAGCTGTACCGAATGCGGTCTTTCACATGGATAGCGGCAACTCTCCCAGGTTTCAAAGTTCTCAAAAGGTTAGGGGTAAGAAAATCCATCTGTTTGAAGAAATTCTCATTGCCGTGATTATGCCCCATGTCGTTGTAATTATCCGAGTATTCATAATGATCCCCGAACGGAATGGAGGTCAAAATCATGTCGGTGCTGTTGCTTTCCATTTCTTCATGGATTGTCACCGTGTCCTCGTTGAACACTTTCGCTCCGGCCACTTGTGCCGATCTTCGTTTGTTGAATACTTGTCGCTTCATGTCGCTTTTGATTTTGTCGGTATTTAGTCCGTACTCTCTCACTAGGTTAATCATTTCGGTTTGCAGCTCGATATGCTTTCTCCACTTGTCCTCTAACGCTTTCAATACATCTTGCTCGTTTTGCGTATAAATCGCGTAGACGTTGACTTGCTTTGTTTGCTTGAATCGGTAGCTTCGGTGAATGGCCTGAATAAAGTCGTTGAACTTGTAATCAATTCCAACGAATATCATGTTATGGCAGCTATGCTGAAAGTTGCACCCTGAACCTGCTATCTTTGGTTTGGTGCTTAGAATCTGGTATTGACCATGCTTGAAATCGATCAATAAAGATTCTTTTTCTGCATTGGTTTGAGATCCGTACACCGAACGTACATCGTAGCTTTTAAAGGCTTTGTTAATCGCTTGGCGTTCCTTTTCTAAGTGATGCCAAAGAATCCATCTTTCGGATGGTTGCTCAGATACAATCTCCATTGCTTTCTGAACTCGAATATCCACCGATTCAGATTTTTCACGGGAAACATCCACAAGGCTTTTCGTGGTGTCTTTGAATAAAACAATGTCCCCATCTTTATTTGTAATCACATCATCGGAGATATTCTCAACCAATATCTTATTGAAGTTCAAAGGCGGTAAAAGGTAGCCATCATCATCGTAACCAAGGTCGCTCGGTTTATTGATGAATACGGCCCAAGTGCTGACCCATTTCCAAAACTCCTCTTTTTTATTTGGGTAGAGTGTGAGGTGTCCGGCCTTTGTGCTATCCCTTTGAAAGAATCGGGTTAAGGCGTGACCCCTGTCAATTACACCAAGGTAATCTGCATAATTCAGAATCTCAATGAAATCATTCGGGGTAGGTGTTGCAGTTGCTACAAATCGGTAGTTCACCGTTTTGAAATGGTGCAATACATAATTGGTCGTTTCTGTCTTGAGGTTGCGTAAAATAGATGCTTCATCAAAACTTACCCCACCGAATACTTCAGCACTCACATCGCCTTTTCTGATGCGCTCGTAATTGGTACAGTAGATTGTATTCTCCCACTCTGTCACATGGTCACTATCTGTAATGTAGGTAATCTTCATGTCAGGAGCAAGGAACTCTAAATCATCTTTGAACTCTCCCACAACTCCGAGTGGCATGCATATAAGAAAAGGCTTTTGCGTTATCTCGATAACCTTTCGCGCTATTTCTAGCTGCATGATTGTTTTGCCCAATCCGAAAGATGCAAAGATTGCCCGCCTACCTCCAGAGATAGCCCATTGCACAATGTCGCGTTGGTGTGGTAATAGCTTGGGGTCTATTTCGCTTTTCAGCTCGTCTGTGCCGTATTGCTCGGCAATGACAATCTTAGCTTCTAAAAACTCTTTGTACTCTGCTTTCATGCGTTCTGTATTAGGTCGTTGATCTTTTGGTTTTGAATGGCCTCGATGCGTTTAATGCGTAGGCGTATGTCCTCTTGGTAGATGTCGCGCTCCCACTCGGGAAAGTCGGCTCCGTTGATTGTGGCACTAAGGCCGCGCAGGTGGTCCGCCTCGAAGGTTTCGTGGCAGCCTGTCGCTATTAGCCGCCTGATTTGGTTAGCGTTCATCATCCTGGCTGTAGTATCCGATTTTCTCAAGTGCCAACACAATAAGCGCATAAGCCGCGAAGCACCCGCCTATAAATAAGCCAATGTGCAGATAGGTGCGAAGGAAGAATACTATCGCCTCCCAAGCCGTTCCCGGCCAAAAGAATAAAGCTGCGATTAGCTGCACCCCAAGCACGGCGGCGAGGGATGCGAATACGATTTTACGTCTGTTTGAAATACTCATGGCTTAGTTGTTTAGTAGTGCATCTTCCGCTGCTTCTAATAGCCCAGGGAAGCAATCAGCCCAAGGCGTGATCTCTTCCAATCCGATAAAGAGGTATTCAACCTCCGCTTCATCGGGCATAAAGTCTTCGCGTGTTCTGTAACCTTTGCGCACCGTGCCTATTGCCGTGAC